GAGATTCTGCCGGTGAAAATCGGATATGACAGATGGAACGCATTGCAGCTGACCGAACAGATGAAGAATTATGGTTTTCATATGGATGATGTTTTTCAAGGGTTCAATCTTTCCGGTGTGATGGATGAATTTTATGGAACGTTGAAAGATAGAAAAATCAAAATCGTGGAAAACGATTTGATGAAAATACACATGTACGACAGTGCTGTGAAACTGGATTCGGACAGCGGTAGAAAAAGACTGGTAAAAGTTGCAAACACTGTGCACATTGACGGAATGGCAAGTTTATTGGACTGTCTGACAGTGAAACAGAAATGGTATTCAGAAATAGGTGTGCAGTTGCAGAATCAAGGCAGGTGAAAAACATGGGAATTTTTGACAGGCTATTCAAAAAAGAAAATGTGGATGTAGCACGGCACAATGATGGTTATTTCCAAACATTGACCGCATACAAACCGCATTTTTCTTCATGGAACGGAAAAATTTATGAATCAGCATTGGTGCGGTCTGCCATTGATGCACGTGCACGGCATATTTCAAAGCTAAAAGTTGAAATAATCGGAACGGCAAAACCGCAGCTGCAAACACGGTTGAAGTTAAGACCAAACGGTTTTCAAACCTGGTCACAGTTCCTATATCGTACAAGCACCATTTTGGACATGCACAACACAGCGGTGATTGTTCCGGTCTATGATGAGTACATGACAGTGACCGGATATTTCACTGTGTTACCAAAACGATGTGAAGTTATTCAGTATAACGGTGAACCGTGGCTGCGGTATAAGTTCAGACACGGTGACACAGCTGCATTGCCTATGTCTGAATGCGCTGTTTTGACAAGGTTTCAATACAGTTCTGATTTCTTTGGTGAACCGAACAATGCACTTGATTCAACAATGAAACTGGAACACATGAACAATGAAGCGATTGAGGAAGGAATCAGAAACGGCGCAACGTATCGGTTCATGGCACGTGTAAACAACTTCAGTTCAACTGAAGACATGAAGAAAGAACGCATCAGATTCAGTGAAGCGAATCTGAAAACGGATGATGACAACAGCGGTCTGTTACTTTTTCCGAACACATACACGGACATCAAGCAGATTCAACAGGATTCATATAATGTACCGGAAAAAGAATTGGAAGAAATCAGAACGAATGTGTACAACTATTTCGGTGTGAATGCGGATGTACTTCAGTCAAAAGCATATGGTGATGCCTGGTCAGCATTCTATGAATCAGCGGTAGAACCGTTTGCAATCCAGTTCAGTGAAACCATGACACATGCCATGTTCAGTGACACAGAGATTCAAAGAGGTACGCTGTTGATGCTGACCGCAAACCGGTTGCAGTATATGAGCACAAGCGAAAAGTTGAATGTTTCAAGTCAGATGGCTGACCGTGGCATCATGAACCGTGATGAAATCCGGGAAATCTGGAATCTTCCACCACTGCCAGATGGTCAAGGACAGGCATATACAATTCGTGGTGAATATTATTTATTGAACGATGATGGAACTTTCACAAGGGAAGGAGTGACAGACAATGCCAATCAAGAGTGACAGAGAATATAGGAACATCGGAACGTTTGAAGTGCGTGAAGACCAGGGAACTGAAGAATATCTGGTGCGTGGTTACGCATCAACATTTGAACCGTATCTGATGTTTGAAGATGAAGGTATTCAGTATTTTGAGAGAATCGCACCAACAGCATTTGATGATGCTGACATGTCTGATGTGGTGTTCTTACGTGACCATACCGGGCGAGTGCTTGCACGAACAAAGAACGGTTCACTGAAACTGTTCACTGATGCACATGGACTGTTGACGGATGTGAACCTTGGTTTGACTGATGCAGCACATGACATGTATGAAGACATCAAGACACAGAATTATAGTCAGATGTCTTTTTCTTTTGTGGTAGCACGTGGCGGTGAACATTTTGAAGACAACGGTTCAACGGTCACACGTGTAATTGACCGCATTTTCAAGGTATATGACACCAGTGCAGTTGCCTTTCCAGCAAACCCAACAACAAACATTGGGGTTGCGTATCGTGACCTGTTCAACGGAGTGATTGAATCCAGGAAAGCGGAGCGACTTAAAGCGATAAAGGAAAGAGCACTGTTAAAGATTAAGTTGAACAGGAGATGAAGCAAATGGAAATCAAAGAAATGCAGATGGAAAACATCGAACAGCGCATGACAGAGATTGAAACAGAAATGAACGCTGACGGTGCTGACATCGAAAAACTGAGCGCAGAAGTTGATGCACTTCTGGAGCGCAAGAACCAGATTGCAGCTGAAGCAGAAGAAAAGCGCAGTCTTATGAACAAGGTTGCCGGTGCCAAGGTTGAACCGGTATCTGTATTTGACACAGTAGAAAATGGAGAAAAAAAGATGACAATCAATGAACTGAGAAACAGCAAAGCATATATTGATGCGTTTGCAAATTATGTAAAGACCGGCGATGATTCTGAATGCCGTGCGCTGATGACTGAAAATGCAGTCAGTGAAGGGCAGGTAGTTGGAACCGTTGCTGTGCCGGAAATGGTTGAAACAATCATCAATACCGCATGGGAAAATGATGAAATCATGAGCCGTGTACGCAAGACTTTCATCAAGGGCAATCTGAAAGTCAATTTTGAAATCAGCGGAACGGATGCTGTTCTTCATCTTGAAGGTGACGATGCAGTTGATGCAGAAGAACTGGTACTTGGAATGGTCACACTTGTACCGCACAACATTAAGAAGTGGGTACCAATCACGGATGAAGTATATGAAATGACCGGTGAAGCATTCCTGGATTATATTTATGATGAACTGGCATACCGTATTGTTAAAAAGGCTGCCGGAATTGTCATTGCTGCAATCCTTGCATCTCCGGCAACATCCAGTGCAAATGCACCGGCAGTTGCAGTTCTGACACAGGCACTTGGTGCCGGAACAATTGCATCTGCTGAAGCACTTCTGTCCGCTGAAGCAACCGACAATGTTGCAATCATGAACCGTGCAACATGGGGTGCGCTGAAGAACATCCAGGTCACTTCTGGTCAGAATGTCGGTGATGTTTTTGATGGTCTGCCGGTTGTATTCACTGATGCACTTCCGTCATTTGCAAGCGCATCTACAAATGCGGCATATATGATTGTCGGTGACCTTAAAGGTGTTACTGCAAACTTCCCGAACGGCGATGACATCAAGTATAAGTTTGATGACACCACTGAGATGACAAGCGATGTCATCCGTGTACTTGGAAAACTGTTTGGCGCAATCGGTGTCACTGCACCGTTCCGTTTCACGCAGGTCAAGAAGGCTGCATAAAATGCAGACCGTCAAACTGCTGACGGCAACACACATTCACGCACTGCCTGGTGTACATTCTGTATCTGATGCAGAGTGCACCAGGCTGTGTGCACTTGGTGTTGCTGAACCGGTTGAAACCGTAGCTGAAGCAGAACCGGAAAAAGAAGAACCGAAAAAGAGCACACGGAAAAAGGCAGTCAAATAAGACTGTCTTTTTTCACTATCATGCGCAAAGGAGAAATGACCATGAACACAATACTTGCAAAAGTAAAACTTGCACTGCGAATCACAACAGATGCGTTTGATTCTGAACTGACTGATTTGATTGATGCGTGCATTGCTGACTTGCGCATTGCCGGAATCAGCACGGATGTCATGGGCACAGAATACCTTCAGATACCTGCTGTCATTATGGCTGTCACAACATATTGCAAAATCAATTTCGGAAAGATTGATGGTGCAGAATATGACCGTCTGAAAGCATCTTATGATGAACAGAAAAAGCAGCTTGGAATGGCAACAGGATACACAGAATGGAGCGTTGAATAATGGACAGGTCAAACATTTGTTATCTGATAGCAGAAACGCACACACAAGATGAATATGGTGTGCAGCGTGTAACGCAGACAGAACGCATGGTGTTCTGCAACGTTTCATCTGTCACACAGCGTGAATGGTTTGAAGGTGGGCGCATTGGTCTGAATCCAGAATATCGCATGACAATGTTTGCATATGATTATGCCGGTGAACAGCTGCTGAAGTTTAACGGCATCATTTATTCAATTTATCGCACGTATATAACAGACACTGATGAAATTGAACTGTACGTGCAACGGAAACAGGGCAATGTCTGACAAAGTATCAATTGATGAAATGTCATCAACTATTCAACAGTTGCTGAAACAGTACGGTGATGAAGTACAGAAAACAGCAAATGAACTGATACCAGATGCAGCGGATAAAGCAGTTGACCAGATACGCAGCAAATCAAAAAAGCGCACTGGTAAATATGCAAAAGGTTGGTCAAAAAAGGTTTTGAAAAATACAAGAACCGGTGTTGGTTATGTTGTTTACAATCGCACTGAATACCGTGTTGCGCATCTGCTTGAAAACAGTCACATTGTGAAAAACAAATATGGAACCTATGGAACCACAGCCGGTGACGGTGTGATTGCACAGGCAGAAGATGACACACTTGAATGGATTGATACAGAACTTCGCAAAAGACTGGAAGGTGAATGATATGACATATGAAGATGTGTTTGATGCACTTGAGAGAACAGGTATGCCGGTGACCTATGAAGCATGGGCATCACCGGATGACATTCCTTCATTGCCGTATATCGTGTTCACTTATCCAGAATCAGATGACTTGTATGCAGACAATATCAATTATGGGCATATCATGCAGCTTGATGTGCGGCTTTACACGAAACGCAAAAGCATTGCGGATGAACGCACCGTTGAAAATGTAATAAATACATACATTGGTGCATATTTCAAACAGTCAGAATATGTATCTGCTGACGCAATGCAAGAAACAACTTATTTATGTGAGGTGGCTATAAATGGCGAATAAAATTAAATATGGACTTTCAAAAGTTTATTACGCAGTTGCAACCGATAACGGAACCGGCACATTGACATATGGCACACCGGTTGCGATTCCTGGTGCAGTCAATCTTCAGATGGATGCAGAGGGTGAAACAACACCGTTCTATGCTGACAACATTGTGTATTGGACTGGTGTGGCAAACAACGGTTATAGTGGAACACTGGAGATTGCGAACATCCCGGATTCATTCAGAACTGATGTTCTTGGTGAAATTGCTGACACAAACGGTGTCACATATGAAAAGAGTGACACCGGTACTGTTGAATTTGCACTGCTGTTTCAGTTTGAAGGAGATGCGAATGCTGTCCGTCATTGCTTTTACAGATGCACTGCATCACGTGCATCGGTAACCGGTGCAACCACAGAATCTTCCATTGCACCACAGACGGAAACACTGAATCTGACAGCAATGGCACGTATCAATGACAACCTGGTGAAGTCACGCTGTGATGAAGAAACAGCATCAACACAGTATGCGGCATGGTATACACAGGTTTATGAACCTGCGCTGTAATTGTTGAAAAAGAAGGAAGGATGAAGAAAAATGGAAAAACTGATAGAAATTGATGGTAAATCGGTGCCGTTTAAGGCAACCGCAAGAACACCGGTCTTGTACCGGTCAATTTTTGGAAAGGATATTTTCAAAGACCTTATCAAACTGACCGACAAAGTGAAACAGGCACAGGAAAACAATGAAGATGCATCAATGCTTGATGTAGAAACGTTGCAGGTTTTTCTGAATATTGCATATGTCATGGCAAGACAGGCAGACAAAGCAATTCCATCAGACATGGATGAATGGCTTGACCAGTTCAGCATGTTTTCCATTTATCGCATTCTGCCGGAACTGCTTGAACTGTGGAACATGAACATGACACAGATTTCTGAAGCAAAAAAAAACATCGGAACACTGACCGGTGCATGACAATCGGTTTGTATCTTTTAAGGTGTTTTGAACTTGGTATGTCGGTGTCTGACTTGGATGAGTTGGACACCGGCATGGTTTTTGATATGTACCTGGAAAAGTCAAACGATTCGGTTGAATATCCAGAATTAGCAACACAAGCAGATTTTGACAGGTTCTGAATTGAGGTGGACACATGGCAAGCGGAAGAATCAAAGGAATCACAATTGAAATTGACGGTGATACCAGAAAACTGTCAGATTCGCTGTCCGCAGTGGACAAATCTTTGCGACAGACACAGACCAATTTGAAAGATGTCAACAGACTTCTGAAACTTGACCCAAAGAACACAGAACTGTTGAATCAAAAACAGGAACTGTTAAAAAAAGCACTTGCGGATTCAAAAAAAGAAGTTTTAGAACTGAATAAAACACTTGGACAGATGGGTGAACGCAATGATACTAATGCGGATGCCTATGACAGAGTTCAACGTGAAATAATAGAGTGCCAAAATCAGCAGAAACAGTGGAACGCACAACTGAAAGACATGGAACCGCAGGTCATGTCTATCAGAGATAAATTTGATGACATTGCAAACAAGACAGCAGCTGTTGGTGAAAAGTTTAAAACGGTTGGTGATGGTATTGCGGATGTTGGCAAAACGATGACAACATCTGTTTCTGCACCAATTGTTGGTTTTTTTACCCTGGCATCAAAAGGCGCATCAGACCTAGAAGAAAATCTGAACAAAGTTGATGTTGCATTCGGTAAAGATTCGCAGACCGTCAAAGACTGGGCAGATAATGCAACAACACAATTCGGATTATCAAAAAATTCAGCACTTGAAATGACATCACTGTTTGGCGATATGGGCACTGCAATGGGATTGACCACAGGCGATGCCGCAGATATGTCAACAAATCTTGCAGGGCTTGCAGGTGACCTGTCATCATTTAAGAATATTGATGTTGAAACGGCCATGAATGCATTAAAAGGTGTGTTCACTGGTGAAACTGAATCACTTAAGGGTTTGGGTATCATTATGAACCAAACGAACTTGAAACAGTTTGCAGAAGATACCGGTCTTGTATATGATGAACTTTCACAAGCAGAACTTGTAACACTGCGGTACAATTATGTTCTTGAAAACACCAAAAATGCACAAGGTGACTATGCAAGAACATCTGATGGAACTGCAAACAGCATCAGAACTTTACAAGCAACATTTTCAAATCTGACTGCTGAACTTGGTTCTGCATTATTGCCGATTATCACACCAATCATTCAGAAAATCACAGAAATTGCAAAAAGTTTTTCTGGACTTGATGAAGAAACAAAGAACACTATTATCACTGTCGGACTTGTGATTGCTGCAATCGGTCCACTGCTGACGGTCATCGGAACAGTCATATCAACCATTGGAACAATCATGACAATGGCACCGGCACTGAGTGCCGCAATTGCTGCACTGTCTGGACCGATTGGTGTTGTGGTTGTTGCCATTGCCGGTGCGATTGCGGCAGGTATTGCGCTGTGGAAAAACTGGGATACTGTCAAACTTGCGGCGGCACAGTTGTTTGCCAGCATTCAGACAGCATTCCAAAACATATTGAGTACAGCAACAACGATATTCAATAATCTTCGCAGTACGATATCAAGCATTATCAACAGTATCAGAAGCACCATATCTTCTGTGTTCAGCGGTATATATAGCACAATATCAAGCATTGTTAGCAATATCAGAAACACCGTGTCTTCTATATTCGGTAGCATTCCTGGTACTATTTCCGGTGCAATCAGTGGTGTTGTTGGTATTGTTTCTGGTGTTTTCTCAAGTGTGCAAAGCACAATATCAAGCGCAATCAATGGTGCACGTGATACGGTGTCAAGCGCAATCAGCGCAATCAAAGGTGCATTCAACTTTTCGTGGTCTTTACCACCACTAAGACTGCCGCATATTTCAATCAATGGTTCATTTTCGCTGAATCCACCAAGGGTTCCAAGTTTCGGCATTTCTTGGTACAAAAAAGCATATGAAAATGCCATTCTTTTCAGCAGACCGACAGTGTTGCCGACATTAGGCGGCATGAAGGGTTTCGGTGACGGAACTGGTTCAGAAATGGTCATTGGAACAAATAAACTTCTTGAAATGATGGGCAAAGCAGGTGGAACCGACATTGACATTAACATTTATACACAACCTGGTATGAATGAAACAGCAATTGCAAATGCCGTTGCTGTCAAACTTGACAGATGGTTTGGTGAACGCTTATGACGGTAAGAAAATTTAAACTGATAAATGCGACCGGTGCAGAATGGAACTTGATGCGCAAAGATGGTTTTCTGTA